TACTCACCGGCCGTTGCATAGGAATGCACGTTGCCGGGTCTTCTGATGGCACTACTACTACCAATTATTCAAGCGCCATCGATCGTGACGATCTTCTAGCCGTGCTTACTCAGTTTCCAAAAGCTCAAGTTTTCACCAACGAAGTAACCGAACCGGTCCAGGATTTCATTTTGGAATCTCATTTCACTCCCATAGCGAAACTTCCACCCGTTTCTGAGAACCGACGCTCGACCATCATGCGTTCTTCTGTCTACGGAATGTTTGGTCCCATACCAAACGCGCCCGCCCATTTAGGCCCTTTCATGGACAAGAACAATGAAATCATTGATCCACTTCCTAAAGCTTTGCTCAAAGCTTCTGGCGTTACGCCAGCTATTTCTTATGGACAGGTGGACATCGCCCAAAAAGACCTTTTCCGACTTCTTCTGGAATCACCGATCAAACGCACTCCCACCGTCTACGATTTCCGCACAGCCGTCACAGGCCTTCCAGAAGATCCTTTATTGGCTCCGATCAACAGAACAACTTCGCCTGGTTATCCGTGGTGTCTCACGAACCGCAAACGTGGAAAGACCGCCTATTTAGGTGATTCCGACTATGTTTTCGATGGAGTCTTGCCTGAAAAGCTTCAAGCGGAAACCCACGCTCTCATCGAAAGTTGTAAGCGGGGTATCGTACCACGGGTAGTGTGGTTGGACACGTTGAAAGACGAACTCCGACCTCATGACCGTGTTGACGCAGGAAAAACTCGCGCCTTTGCTATAGGACCTCAACATTTTACCATTGCCTTTCGAATGTATTTTTTATCGTTCACAGCCTGGATGATGGAAAACCGAGTTCATAACGAGTGTGCCGTAGGCATTAACGCTTATAGCCACGAATGGACTCAGTTGTACCGTCACCTTCAGAGCCGTGGCAAAGAGGTTGTTGCCGGAGATTATTCAAATTTCGATGGCACTCTTCTCTCTTACGTTCTTTGGGCAGTACTCGACATTATCAACGATTGGTACAATGATGAACACACTCTTACTCGCATCGCGCTTTTTTGTTGTATCGTTCATTCCACGCACCTTGTACGCGGGGTACTTTATCAATGGACCCATTCCCAGCCATCTGGGTGCCCCATCACTTCAATTCTGAACTGTCTCTATAACTCGATTATTATTCGTACTGCTTTCCTTCTTCTATGCCCAATCGGGTTCGATATATCACATTTCACAGAACACGTCACCATGATTTCATACGGCGATGATAATGTGATTAACGTATCTCCCATTGTTTCCCCTTGGTTCCACCAGGGAACGATTACACGTGCTTTGGCTGAACTTGGAATGACCTACACCGACGAATCCAAGTCCGGGAGAGAACTTACGACCCGCACCATTGAGGAAGTAACATTTATTAAACGCTCTTTCCGCTACGATTATCAGTTTAACCGACGGTTCGCACCACTTCCACTCGATCATATAATGTCCATTCTGAACTACACTTCGAAATCCCGTACTACTGACCAACTCGACCTCGAATTCCAACAAGTCCAGAGTGTCTACACCGAGCTAGCTCAGCACGGTGAAAGCATTTTTGATGAGAAAGTTTCCAA